TGTACCGGGCCAACTGCTCCGGGGTATCCGTCTCGATACCCAGAGCCTTGGCTTCATCAATCGCACCGTCAATCAGGTGTGAAAATTCTTTCGTGTCCATCTTGCTGGTGTCCTTGTAAACCAAGTAGCAGTTGAACCATTTTCCGTCCTCTTCCCGCACATCAAAGCAGCGGGTGTATTTGTAGAGGTCGTGAACATCCACGCTGACCGGAAGTTTGAAGCCCACGGTGCAGCCATCCTTATCTCTCGCAACCGTTCCGTAGGCCACAACCAGCCGCTCTTTCACAAGGTCGTCCGATTCGCCAGTTTCGGCGGCAATCTTGTTGACCAGAACATGGAAGTAGGCGTTTGCACTGTGGCTGCGCTTGTTGCGGTGCTTCTTGATTTCAATGTCCAGCAGCGGCTCCTGATTCAGCTTGTCCCACAGACTTCGGAAATCAGAATCAACTTCCAGCGTGATACGCTGCTTGCGGTTCAAACTGAAACTCATATCGACCAGCCGCCCGGTCATAAGGCTTTCCAGTGCTCCTTGAACACGTTCATCAGGCCGAAAGCATCCAACCAGTCGAAGAAGTCCGAAATGATGGGGCAAATATCCGGCGTTTCATCCCTGCGGTAGCACTCCGTCCAAACGTCCATGCCGTTGCTGACGAGGTAGGAAAACGTCTGCGCTTCCGGGATGAGCAGCATATAGGTTGGGTGCTGGGTGCTGGAATAGAACTTTCCGCGCTCGTAGCCCTTGCTGAATTTGATGTCGTAGATGGTGCCAGCTTTCAGGGCATCGAGGCGGCCATACAGAACCACATCCATGCCCCGTACCTGAATCGTCCGACGGGCTTTGAACTGTAGCTGCCCGCCCTTGATGATGGCGGCGATCTGCCCAGCAGCCCAGTTCCACGGATTGTTGGGGTCATCGTGGCCATTGACAATGGCGGTCACGAGGTTCTCAAAGTCGATGCCGTTCTGCATGGCCTCCGTCCGGGGCGTAGGCTCTCGGCGCAGTACCAGCATGAACTCCGCCAGCGGGTCGCCCTCGGTGGTCAAATCCTCGTAAGGATTCTCCCGAATGAGATGCAGCCACGAGGACAGCAGCGAGTGAGTGACGAGGTATGCAGCCATTACTGTGCCTCCTCTGCGGGCTTGTACTGGGCGGAATTCGGGTCGAACGTCAGGCCGAGGGCTGCGATTTTGGCTTTCCACTGGGCGTTCAGTTCCCGGCTGGAAGTCAGGTGATGGTGCAGAGCCTTGAACGGCTGCATGGCGGCGTTGGCGGTATCTGCATCCTTGATGCCGGCAATAATCTTGCTGCCATCCCGCATAACCTGTTCGTACGCCTCGTTTTCCTTGGCGTTTGCAGCCACTTCCTCGGCGGCCTTGCTGTTATATTCCTCGAACAGCTTGGTCAGGAAGTCGTTCTGACTGCCGGGGCCAAGGGCGGGAATCTTATAAACGCCGTGGATGCCGCGGGTGCCCTTGGCAAAATACCGCTCGCAGTTGGAGAAGCCGATGGTGCGGTCGTTGCCGTACATCTCCACGAAACCGCCCAGATCCATAGGCTCCCAGACGTTGTTCTTGGTCTGGCCTTCAACCTTGATGCGGAGGCGGGTGTTGTCGCCGTCCTTTTCCTCGGTGGCATGGAACACGACAACGATGTTCTTTTTCAGCTCGTAGAAGCAGTAGTCCATCAGCCGGACGAACTCACGGCCTACAAAGCCATAGCCCTTGAGGGACAGGCTGCCATCACGCTGACCGTACTTGGGGTTCTGCTTGATAGCCCACAGACCCATCAGGGAAATCAGCTTACCAGCGGTATCGAATACCAGCGTCTCGAAGTCGTTGAGGTTCTCCGGCTTCAGATCGTTCAGAATCTCGTCATAGCTGCGGGGCTGGATGTACGGCATACGGTAGCGAGGCTCGATACGGTCAATGCCGAAATCACAGTCGATGTGCAGCGGGCGGGGGGCGGACAGGGCCAGCGTGGACTTGCCGATGCCGGGGTAGCCAGCAATGAGCATCCGAATCTTCTTTGCGCCGTCCTGAATGTCGTTGGGATTGCGAATCATAATGTTTACTCCTTTTCAGTTTGCGGGTTTACTTGCGGAACATGACGTACTTGCCGGTGGTGCGGTTGACCAGCTCCATGAAGTCGGGAGCATCCCGGACGCAGAGATACAGACGGAAATCCCATCCCTGTGCAGAGAGAGCTTCTTTCTGGCGGCGGGTCAGCTTTTTACCTCTTACTTTCAAAAAATCACCTCCTCGGTCTTGTTGACAGCGATGTTCAGTGTGATGGTTTCCCGACAGCGGCGGCCGAAGTTGCCCTCCGAGCCGAACATCTTGGTTTTCTCGAACTCCTTTGCTCTGTACACGCTGGCACAGTTGAGAACATTGGGGATGCGGTCAGGGTGGACTGCCCGGAACGCCTGACACGCCATGTGGTAGTTGGGCGCCCAGATCTCTGTCCATCCTCCGCAGTACGGCTGAACATCATCTGAGCCGTATGTGAAGTAGAATTTTTCCAGGTCCATCACTCAGCCTCGCTTTCGTTCTTGATGCAGATACCGAGCGCAGAGAACAAGAGCATCAGGCCAACTTCATCTCCGTCATCCAGGCTCATAAAGTCGAGCTCCCCGGCCACAAAGCCCTCACGGAGAATCACAGCGGTGCCCACAATGGGCTGACCATGTTCCGGCGTACCGTAGAGAATGCTGGCAATGTTGTTGATGGCGTAGCCTTTCAGCAGTCCCTCATCATCAATCACCATGCACAGTCCTTCCGGCAGATACTTTGGATGAACCACCTCAATGCAACCGCCGACCTCTTTCTGGAGGTTGTCCAGCAGCGGTTCGCCGAAGTCCTTGAACTGCATCTGATTCTCGGTGTCAAATACCAATCCTTTCATAAAAATCACTCCTTTTCCGGGAAGCACTCGTTGACTTCCCATGCATCTGCGGCCTCTAAGCAGCGGTCGCAGCCAACGATTGTGCCATCATCGGTGCGGTAGATGGTATCGCACCTCTGGTGGCAGAGGGGGCACACAGGAGGCTCAGGGTAGCCAGCTTCTTCGTCAGTCGGATACAGCATCCAGCACCTCCCGGAGCTTGCGCCCCATCCAGCGGCCTACATCATCGAACATCCCCATGCTGTCCAGCCAGACAAACAGGGCTGCGATAACAGAGGTCACAGCAAACTGCGCCGCCGGGGCACGAGCTGCTGCCTGTTCGGCGGTGATGCCGTACACGATCATCAGAATCCGGGTCATTCCTTACACTCCCTTTCTTTGCGAGCCTTGCGGGCAGCCGTCTGGGCTTCCAGCTTCTCGCGGTTCCCGGGCTGGGCGATGAATTTTTTGAATCCCGCCAGCGTCACGCGGCCAAAGCTCTCACCGACTTCCGGGGGAATATCGGCCACGTTGATGTGAATTGTGGTGTCCATGTGGTCCTCCATGTGTTATCTGTAGATGTTTAATCTACATCAGCCGCAAAAAAATATGCTCTCCTTCTCATTGACATCAATGTCCAGGAGAACGCAGAGACCCTTGATCTCGGATGCGGTAAACTCAGACTTATTGCGGAGTTTGTTCAAAAAACCCTGATAAGTCAGGCCGATTCGGGTTGCAACATACTTCATCTTGTAGCCGGACTGGTCAATTTTGATTCGGAGCAGATTTGTGTTGGTCACGGTGGTATCACCTCGCTTTCTCTTCGGCTGTAGATGTTTCATCTACTGGGCGTATATTACCACATCGTCGATGTATTGTCAACAAGTTTTTTGAAAAAAGCAAAAATATGTTGACGATACAGGTACACGTGTACTATAATAGCATCAGAAGATTTTGGGAGGACTATGATATGACTATTGGACAGAGAATCAAGGTTCGGAGAGAAGAACTCAATATGTCCCAAGAGGAACTGGCTAAGCGTATTGGTTATAAATCACGTTCCTCCATCAACAAAATAGAGCTTGACCTTTATTCGTTGCAGCAGTCCAAAATCAAGGCCATTGCTGATGCACTTGATACGACCCCGTCTTACATCATGGGTTGGGATGAAGAAGCCAGCCGGAATGAGTGGGCTTCTAAATTCCGCGACAGCGTGATGCAGATTCTGAACAATGCAGATCCGGCCGACTTAGAGGCTGCGGGTATCAGCGTTCAGGAAATCGAAGAAGAACTGAGCGGCAGCGACTCTATTTCGTTGGTGACGGCCTGCGCCATTGCGGATGAGCTGGGCGAGTCGCTGGATTCTCTGCTGGGCCATACTCCCAAGGAAATGATAAAGGCCGCCCTCCAGCAGGAGGACGGCCAAACGGCTGAAATTATTGAGCTGCTTCTTGATTTACCGGCAGATCGGCAGCAGGAGGCGTTGAGCTATCTTCGTTACCTTTCAGGGCGTGCAGAAAAATAAGCAATCGCTTCTTATCAGCATCCGACAGTTTTTTGATTTTGGCAAAGATATCCGACCATTCGCTCGTATTCATACGGCATGGCTCCTTTCTCAAATTTACTGTCGGCAGCAACTGAATTATATCAAATACGCACCCGCTTTTCAGTGATTCGTAGAATTATACCGAAAATCGGAAAAATATTGCGAATTTTGAAGAAGATAATCGTGAGGTGATGGTTGATGGCCCGAAAAAAGAATATTGCTGCGGGTCAGAATGCCGTCATTTATGCCCGCTATTCCTCCCACAACCAGCGAGAGGTCAGCATTGAGCAGCAGGTCAGCGAGTGCATGAAGCACGCTGCCGAGCTGGGGCTGCACGTCGTTGGAACCTATGAGGACAGGGCCATCAGCGGCAAAACTGATAAACGGCCCAACTTCCAGCGGATGATGCGGGATGCCGAAAAAGGAAAATTTCAGGCGGTCGTGTCGTGGAAGTCTAACCGCATCGGCCGCAATATGCTTCAGGCAATGGTCAACGAAGCCAAGCTGGAGGACTGCGGCGTAAAGGTGTTCTATGCCGAGGAAGATTTTGATGATACAGCCGCCGGGCGTTTCGCATTGAGAAACATGATGAATGTGAATCAATTCTACAGCGAGAACATGGCGGAGGACATCACCCGGGGGCTGTATGATAACGCCAGCAAGTGCATGGCGAACGGTCGGCAGCCCTTGGGCTACAAGCGGGGTGAGGATGGCCGTGTGGTGCTGGATGAAGCGAATGCGGCCGTTGTGCGGGAAATATTCACCCGTGTGGCTGCTGGTGACCTGTTCGTGGACATTGCGCGAGATCTCAATGCCCAGGGCATCAAGACCAGCAAGGGAGCCAACTGGAACAAAGGCAGCTTCCAGAGTATTTGCCAGAACGAGCGGTACCGGGGCATCTACATATACGGGGATGTCCGGGTGGCCGATGGCATTCCACGCATAGTGAGCGATGATTTGTGGTACAGGGTACAGGAGGCCATGAGGATGAAAAAGAATCCAGTCGGAACCCGGCACCGTGTCGGGGCAGAAGATTATCTGCTGACCGGGAAGCTGCGCTGCGGGCATTGTGGCAGCTACATGACGGGCGTATCTGGCACCAGTAGAAACGGCGAGCTGCATTACTACTACACCTGCCAGAAGCGGCGCACCGAGCACGCCTGTGACAAGAAGAACATCCGCCGGGATGTCATTGAACCGGCTGTGGCTCAGGCCATCAAGATGTACTGCTTGACCGATGATGTCATTGCGTGGATAGCAGATCGGACGGTCGAATACTGGGAAAAGCACGACAATGACCTCCAGATTGAGGCGTTGGAGCAGCAGTTGGAGGAAAATAAAAAAGCCACCTCGAATATGCTGAAAGCCATCGAGATGGGGATTATCACAGAGGCCACCCGCACCCGGATGGTCGAGCTTGAGACGGAGCAATCCCGGCTGAGCGTCCAGCTGAATGTGGCCAAAGAGGATGTCGTGAAAATCGACCGGGAGCAAATCATCTCCTATCTGGAACTGCTGCAGCAGGGTGACATCCACGACCGGGATTTTCAGATGGAGCTGTTCAAAAACTTCCTCGTGGCCGTCTATGTCTACGATGATAACCGCATGAAGCTGGTGTTCTCCTGCATGGGAGACCAGAATAGCGTCGAAATTCCTTTGGAAACCGGAGAAGACCCGCCCGATGGCGGGCTGTCACCGGATGCTAAAATGTTCGTTTTGACTCCTGATAGCTCCACCAAAAAAGCACTGTACTTCGTAGGAAGTATGGTGCTTTTCTTTTTGCTGAAGCCGATTTTTGGGGGCTGCATTGCTTCGCCTGCATGTCTTTTGGGCTTTTTGCGGAAAACCGAGATGTTCCCGCAGATAAGCGGGTCCCCATAACAAAAGAGACCGCCGTACAGCAAGCTGCTGTACGGCGGTCTCTTCTTCTTTTTTCAGTTCCGCGGGATGGC